GTACTGGTAGTCGGGGCCATGATGCCACCTCAGCTCGCTATTCTTCCGCGAGCAGCATCAGTATTGGCGATCTGCTCTTCCTGGTTGAGCTGAGTCTGCTCGGCAGTAGCCTCAGCACGCGACTTTCGCCTCTCCGCTACCTCTCTCATGTCGAATATCAGGTCCTGTGATAGCCCGTTCCGTTCAAAGATGAGGTCGATCCAGCTGTCCCAGTTCACCTTGTCCATGGTCTCAGGCTTGATCTGGAACACCTGAGCAGCCTCAGCAAGGGTCCTGTTGAGCCTCCCCATCTCCACCTGGTCCTTCTGGGCCTGAAACAGAGCACCTACATACTCGATGTCCAGCTCGACACCGGACAACGTCACTGCGTCCGGAGGGGCAGGCATCCGCCCAGACCGCATCTCAAGGACCATGACGCGCTGGAACATGGGATCATAGAGCTCTGAGGACTGCCTCGCTACCGTAGGTCCAAGGACGTTGGCCTGCTCAGCACGGAGCTGCTCGACCTCGGTAGCAGTCATCGTCTTGCCCTGACGGACCTGCATCATTACAAAAAAGTCTACGAGGTAGTGCTGCCTAATAATGTTTCGTAGATCATCCAGTAAATCCTTGCCAATCGGGTACTGAACACCGGTAACAAGGGGTCTGATCATCCGATTCGCGTCCAGATCGTAGTAGTTTCGGCCGTCTGGCCTTATTTGCTCCCGTCCTCGCATCTCTCTGGGTATCTGATACGGGGGCTTGGCAGCCATGTCACCTACTGTTAGCATGTTCTTGGCGTGGTGGTTGAGCGTCATCACATCAACCAGGGCATCTAGCCCCGGACCGCGCCCGTATACCTCTCCTGAGTTCTTGCGCCAGCGCCACGTCACGTACGGTGACTCGACGTGTCCCCCCTCCTCAATGACGTCCTTCTCGTTAATCTCCATGTACCAGGAGGCGAACGGCATCCTCAGTGGATCTAACGGGTGATCACCACCCTTTCTGGGCTCGACAACATGTAAGAACTCGAACATGTCGAGGTGAGTCTTCGGATCTTCCGCCGACTTCACCAATCGGTCGCTCAATCGGTCCCCGGGGAACATCTCGATCGCGTTTCTCGCACTCATCTGGAACGGCCGATACCAGGTGTCCACCTGGTGGTGCCTGTTCTCGTCGATATAGACCGCATACGGATGAATTGCCGTAAAAACCGGCATATCGTTAGTCAGATCATCGTCGATGTGCATCGTTGCCGTGCATATCGTCGCTCCATCCTCAACAGTCGGACCTAATTCCTCGTAAAAGTTCGCTCTCCGGTACTGAGCGTAGATATGCTTGGCAAATTTGTGTGCCCACGCCTGTACCTCGACGTCATTCTCCACCTCAGGGTTCCGTACCGTGAATCGAGCCCACTCCTGGGCAGGATTGGCCGTCTGGCCGATCAGACCATTGACCATCTGGTTCACGTAGTAGACAGGTGAGCCGTCATAGACGTCAGTTCCGCGCCTCTTGCCCGCCATGTCGTGGTGCGCCATGATTTCCCCGCCCTTAAACTGACGAGACGGAGCTATGTAACGCGCAGCATCGACCCATTCCTTCTCAATGCGGTCACGACGCTTTCGTAGCTGCTCGAACGTGGATTTTAGCCTCTCAGCTACTTCCTGACGCTCAGTATTACTGAGCACAGAGAACTGAGGAAGGCGCATCGCGCTTGCCTTGGAGGAGGGAGCGCGGGCCTCTATGTCACTCACTATACGTCACTCATCCCCGACTGTCAACCAGCCTACGTCTTCCAAGAGGATCTGGCAACGAGGCTATATCCTTCTCGGAACTTCTCTGCTCATTCAACGGATCGTAATCATCATCAAGATGAACGTGATCAGGCGCTACCTCATCAACAGAGGGCCCCACCTTACCCAAGTACCACGCACTTAGCATCATAGCCATCACACAGTCGTCGTGCGTCGACTCCAGCATGGCCTCGTAGTGGTCATGCGACTTGCCTGTCATCGGATTAGTTCGCATCTTCATCTGGTAAGCCCTGAGCTCCTTGATCAGGATCTCAGACATGTCCTGGTCGTCATGAACGATCCCAGGAACAATCCTCAGCCGGTTCGACTGCATCATCGATTGCGCCTTGATGGCCAGGTCTCGTAATGGGACCGAATACCCCGAGTCGTGCTTGCTCACTTCCTTCCCACCATGAATCAAAATCGGCACGGGTAATAGATTGCGCTCCTGCATGATCTCAATGATCGGCTCCCCCACCCCAGTTGCGTCACATACAAGAACATGGTCGGGAGCTACTTGCGGATGGTCCAGTACCATCTCCACCATGTCAACAATAGCGTGATAACGTGTCCCTAGAGGTATCCTCCGTATGTCGACTACACTCATAGTCGTAACGTAGCGCATAGGGGACGTGTAAGCCTCGTACGTCCCTGGTAGGGCCTCTATCGTCTGAAGTACTGGCTCAGCCTCCAGGGTGGCTATAGCCGCATGGTCAGTCCTCTTGCCAAAGTCCACGCCGACCCCAAACCTCGTCATCTGACCTCAGCCACGGGCAAATAACGGTGACTTGTCTGCCGCCACAGGAATGCTGTCAGTCGTAGCAAACAACGGTGACTTGTCCGTAGACATCGCCTCACTAATCATTTCGTCAGTAAAAATCGCTGTCATCAAATCAATGAACTTGCACTCATACTCCTGCTCAAACCATATAGGACCAAGCTCATCCCGCTCAACCTCCAAGAAATCCTTCGTAATCCTCGGACATTCATGCCCAGTCACCGAAAACTTGGTCCAGATCCCAGATGGATTCGCCCATGCTCTGTAAAAAAAACCCTGCTTGCCAAACGGAGAGCTCATCAAAATCAACGGAGAGTCCGGCTTCGTCGCCCTCATCGGACGTACACTCCGATACAACGCATCCGGCACCACAGCCGCTTCGTCAATAATCATCATGTCAGGAGCTGAAAAGGACCTCACCTTCGCGTGATTCGCCGGTAAGGCAACTATCCTCGACCCGTTCGCAAACTCGACCATCGTCTGGTTGTCTCGCGTAGCGTCAACGTCGTCCTTGCGTATAGACCCAAGGTCCTTTGCCTTGCGTAACATCTCAATCGACTGCCGCTCAGCTGCCGCAAAGATCAATATCAGCGACCCCGGCTCCTGTACCGCCTTGCGCCATGCTTTCGCTCCCGCCAGCGTTGACTTACCCCACTGCCGGCAACACGTCAGTATCTGATAGGTGTCGTCACACTCCAGGAACGGGATCTGGTCCTTTCCCGGCTCCAGCCCCGCCCGACGCACGAACGTCACCGGGTCCACCGTCTCCAGAAGTGATTGCGAGACCGCTGTCGATGCCAGCGAGTGCAGATACCGCCCGCTGTCGAAGGTCGGGGCTGACTCGCGCAGCTTCGGCAAGGATTTGCCGGACAACTCCGAAGGAATCCGATCTGAGGAGCTGAAGGACGAGGGCTTCGACGTTCTGGACGGACTCAACCGCTCGGACATGCTTCCAAACTTCTCCCTTCCGGTTCGTTAGCCAAAATTTGCACGCGGCAGTATCCGGCGGTAGGTGCCTCTTAACGGCATGCACGTCGCCGTTCCTGTCTACTACCTCTTCCCGATAGTCGTATCCCCGAGCTCGGTCGAACAGCGCCGCTTCTACCTCTTCGTCCGGCCCATGCTTACCCTCCGCGAGCGCATCCGCAAACTCAGTGTACTTGAGCGCCCAATTGGTCAGCGTCCTAGGCGAGACACCCATACACTTCGCAATCTCCGGCCCTATCTTTCCCTCAGCCGCTAACGCTCGCGCCGCCCTTGGGTGCATGTACGGGTTGTAGAGCGATTTCACCGGACCGCGCCTACACCATCACGCCAAACTGTTCCAGGACGGTCGCACCCCTTACCGCCTCCCCATGCCCACGTACAAGCACCCGCAGTTGGTCGCGTACCTCACCCCGCATCGATAGGAGCGCCGATATCTGACGGTCATCGTCGATGATTCCTGACGCCTGTAGCGCGTCCCCAACGGGCTTGAGTGCATCGATGTCGTGCCTACTTCCTACGATGACGGTCACGATTACCTCATCACTTCCAAAACTTTGCCCACCCGCCTGAACGCGGAACGTCAGCGTGAGGTCAGACAAAAACTTCCGATAGGCCGACGTCTTCACCAACCGTCGTCCACCACGTGCAATCGTATGCCAGCGGTTGACCCCGATCACGGGACCGTCCCAGCGCAGCGACAATATCGTCACGCTGACGGATCGGCACGTTGACGCTGACGCCATACCGCCAGCGCCGAGCGCGAGAAAAGAGCCGCGTGCCCCATCGGTTCGTACGGCACCCGGCGCTCGGTCACAAGCTGACGAAGGTTGGCCACCGTCATCCCGAGATACCGCGCTGCCTCGGAGTACCCTATCAGCTCCACGTCACCACTGAAGGCCCTAACCACCTCCTCACCCTACCGCACCCACCACGTGGAACGCCACGACCCACGCACTTCGTCGGAAGACAGTGACGGAAAGATGGCCCGCCGAAATTAAGGGGCGGATTACAAGCGCACGCAGGCTTGTGGCCGACCAAGGCCGGCCCATACGGAGCCGTGGTCGCCCGACGGAGCTGCCAGAATCTTTACGGTCCGCAGCGCTAAGCCAACACAATCGCCGCCCGTCATAAAAAAGATTCGGGAATCGGTCGATTACGCCCTATAAGGGGTTGTGTTGCGTTGCATTATATGCGAGTCTGAGTGCGTACCCTGAGGAGGGACACCGATGACATTCGACGAAGACCTACGGAGCCTGCTCATTTACGACGACATGGAACGTGAGCTGCGGAGCCACATAGGACGAAAGGTCATACAAGCTCACCATCGTCTTATCGTAGCGAATTGCGCGGTTGACCGCGCCTGCGCTGCGGCCAATATGAGCCGAGGCCAGCTCGCGCGCGCCCTAAGACTGGTTGCGAAAGCGGAGAAAGCCGAATGAGTAACGGTATGAATCCAACTGGCAAGCGCATGGCAGCCACGGCACACCGGCCGGTTCCCGATAGCGTGATCGACGCTATCGTGTCAGACCCTGACCTTCCACGCGGGTGGTACGCCTCGCACGTGGCGCGCGGTGGGTGGTATCCGGGCGTGCTGAGCGGAGCCGAGCTGAAGGGCGAGGCTCGGAATTGGGGGGCGTGGTATCACGACATCCGAACTAGGGTTGAGTCGGTCGCCTATAAGCACGACGTCGTAGTCCGATACGTGCAGCCGACCGGCGCCAGAGTGTGGCACTTCGCATCGAGCCAGTAGCAGCCCTGATGAGCCTGTTCGCGCAGGCGAAACGCGGTCCACTGGCCGCGTCGGCGAAAGCTACCTTGAGGAGGGTTGTTCATGGGAGAGAAAAACAGCTTTGAAGTTTGGCGTGGGCCGTCAGAAATCAACGGCGAGCCGATCGTCATGATATTGACGATGCGATCCGCCAACCGGAAGACGGGACCAATGGCGCAAACAACAATACTATCGCAGGCTCAGCCACCGCATGAGGCGCAGGCGAGTGGAAGCGACGCCGCAGTCTGTGGTAGCTGCCCACTCCGGCCATCGACGGCGAAAGACGGCGCGCCTCGATGCTATGTGAGGACCTTCCACGCGCCACTGGCTCTATGGCGAGCGTGGAAAGACGGAGGCATACGGCCCTACAGTAGCGAGTCCGCCGGCGGACTCCAACGACGGCTAGAAGCCGACGGGCTGACACTGCGCCTTGGCGCCTACGGTGACCCGGCAGCCGTGCCGATCTGGGTGTGGGATTCACTAGTGCCATCGACTGGACACACAGGATACACGCACCGATGGCGCGAGAACCCGTCACTATCGAGCTATTGCATGGCGAGCGTCGAGACCGACGCCGAGGGCGTGGAAGCGCGCGCGCTGGGGTATCGCACGTATCGCGTTGCACTGGATGGCGTCGGCCCGACGCGCAGCGAGATAGCCTGCCCTCATGAATCGCGTGGAATCACCTGCAATTCATGCGGACTCTGCGCCGGGTCCTCGCGTCTACAAGTTTTGGGCACTAAGTCGATCGTCGTGCAGCCGATATGACAGTAACGCCCAGGGAGGGTAGTAGAT